ATGCCCAATGGTGCAAAATACTGGCGCCTAAAATACCGCTTCGCAGGTAAAGAAAAGGTACTTGCCTTGGGCGTCTACCCTGAGGTCTCCATCAAGGATGCTAGGCTGAAACGCGATGATGCTCGTCGCCTGCTGGTTCAAGGACAAGACCCAAATGAGCAGAAAAAGAAGATCGCACTCCGCCAGCAGATAGATGCGTCCTGCTCCTTCAAGGCTATAGCCCAAGAGTGGTGGGATAAAATGGCCGCCGAGTGGGCGCCGCGCCATGCAGCCGCCGTATGGCGATCCATGGAGATTCACCTCTTCCCCAAACTGGAATCCCGCCCCATCAGCGATATCTCCACCATGGAGTTGCTTTTCGTCCTGCATGCTGTCGAAAAACAGGGACTTCACGATACGGCAAACAGATTGCGTGAACGCTGCAATGCGATTTGGCGACGAGCAGTCAAAACGGGGCGTGCTGCAACCAACCCTGCCGCCGACTTGGCCGGCGAATTGATCACCCCCATTTCAAAACCTCAGCCATCATTGACACGCGAGGAGTTGCCGGCGTTTTTGGCCGCCCTGGCAACAAATGAAAACATTACGCTGCAGACCAAATACCTGATCAAACTCATTATGATCTGCTTCACCCGGATCGGCGAAACGGTGCAAGCCACCTGGGACGACTTTGATCTGGACAAGGCGCTCTGGACCATTCCGCCGGAGACTAGAAAATTGAAGCGTGCGCTAAAGGCAGCTGCCGCACCACATGTCGTGCCCCTACCCTCCCAGGCGATAGCAATCCTGCAACAACTGCACATGCATCGCACAGAGGGAAATGACTTCGTATTCCCAAGTTTCTTCTATCGAGACCGGCACATGAGCAGAACCACCCTACTGAAAGCCTTTGAACGCATGGGGTATGGTGGAAAGAATACGGAAAACGGGCATATAGTCACCCATGGATTCCGTGCCACCGCGTCCACGATCTTGAACGAAGATGGCTTCAACCCCGACGCGATCGAACGTCAGTTATCGCACAAGGAACCCAACCAAGTTCGAGCGGCCTACAACCGCGCACAGTACATGGACGAGCGGCGGGCCATGCTGCAATGCTGGGCCAACTATCTCGAAAAGATCGAACAAGGGCAGATGTCGCTCTGCTGGCCGCCGTGCACGCATAGGGCGCATGAAAGTGCATGAGATGCGGTGACACTCCAGCGGGCGAGAGCGCCGCGCCTGTGGCGTTTGCGGGGCATTCATGCGGGTGCATGATTTCCCACGCATGAAGCGCGGGGGCGAGGCGGGGCTTCGATGGCGCGCGCTGGGTGTTGGTAACCCTCCCCCTGGCCTGTTTGACAGGACAATACATTAGACTTTTCGAATATAATCCCCCCCTTTGCCTTGACCGTCCTATGAAACGAGTTATCCGCATCGGCGACCCGACCGACCATGGCGGGAGCGTCACCAGCGCATCATCTACCACTGCCATGTTCGGCAAGGCCGTGGCCTTGGTCGGCGATTCCGTCAGCTGCCCCCGGCAAGGGCATACAAACTGCGTAATTGTCGAAGGCGATCCGTCATGGACTGTCGGTGGTAAGGGGTGGCGCTTGAAGGGCATACGGTATCCTGTGGCGCGAAACTGATTTCAACGATGGGTGAGGTTGGCAGAAGCTACGAGGGCAGCGGCTCCGCCATACTCGGCGGCGCAGCAGGAGCGGCTGCCGGCGCCGTTGCCGCCGCCGCCGCAATCTCAGCCGCGTTTGATGAGCAGATCCGGTTCTTCACCTCTGACCGTAATGTCCTAGCCGACACGCCCTACAAACTCACACTTGCCGACGGCTCCACAATCGAAGGTACGACGGACTCTGCGGGCAAAACCTCACGGATCAAGACTGACGACGAACAGGCCATTACCTGCGCCGAATTTTTCCCAGAGATGTATTACCCCTGCGCCTGCACAGCGGAACATGCTTGCGAAGTGGGTGGCCAAGCGCCAGCCCCTGCGCTAAAGGTAGAGCTGCAAGGCGTGAAGACCAATAAGAAGGAAATAGGTGCATCAGTGGTTAGCGAGACGCTACCGCCTCCAGATGTCCGCCCGATGACTGCCGGCGAGATAGCCATGGCACAGACCGTATTTAAAGACTCGCTGGATTACGGCAAGGTGAAGATACACAAAGGCGGCCTGCTAGGCATTCCGGGGCGGACGGGAAATGCCATGACGCCCCGCGGTGAAATACACTTCCCTCCCGACAGCTATCGTGCCGACTTTTCAACCGAAGGCGAGGATGTAAAAGTCTGGTTCATCCACGAAATGGGCCACGTCTGGCAGTTCCAAATGGGTTACTCTGTCGCCTGGGCAGGAACCAAGCTAGGCGCTCGAGGCGGCTATAAGGACGACGGCGTCGCCGGCCAGCCCTCCCCGGCGTATCGCTACAATCTGAACGGTGAGGACAAAGGCAAAAAGCTGGCCGACTTCAATATGGAGCAGCAAGCCCAGCTGATCGCGCACTACTTCGGCGGTGCCGTTCTCAAATACGGCGATTACGTCGGGCGCGTTCCGCTTCTGCGCGAAGCACTCGCTGAATTTCTCGCCAACCCAGCCAACTCGGACTTGGTGCCGACCACGACCAAGGTGGAACCGAACCCATGATGTCTCTACCGTTGTTCAAGACTGCCATCATCGGCGCGCTGGCTGGCGCGCTTACTGCAAGTTCCTCTGCGCTAGCGGTTTCGAAGCTATACGACGCGACAGCCAGCGCCGTCCTGAAGGGCGGCAAGCCATGCTTCTACACCCTGGCCAAGATCAGCAACCCACCACCCGACTATATGAAGGGCATGGGCATGAGCTTCTCCGTGTTCAACGAAGCGACAGGATCGAAGGGCTATGCCTGGAATACTTGGTTCGCGTCCTGGGCGAGGCCGCTCCCGACCTCGCCCGCGTTGTGCGTGCCCTATGGCGTTGCTTCGCCGGATCAGAACAAGCAACCGGCAAAGCCTCTGCCGCGCGATACCCCGCTTTCATTTGCGATGACGGGCGAGCACGGTAAGCATGGCGTGGGGTTTTGCGTTCGCAAAAACGGTTCTGGGCGCGACTACCTTTCAACGGTGACGTGGCAAGATGGCATCGCGTCGTGCACTACAGAGCCATTGCGAAGTACTCCGTAGATATTGGAAAAGCCCCGCATCTGCGGGGCTTATACCTTATATAGACTATTTGAAGCGGAGTCAGGCCGCGGCGGCCAGCGCATAGTCGCCGAACTGGATCACGTCCTCGCTCAGCCCCAACGCATCGCGCGCCCAATCGTTGACCTCCTGCAGCTGCATCATCAGCGGCTTGATCTCGTTTTCGTAGAACACGCCGGCCGCCTTCGGCGCGTCGCCGAAGCCGCCAACGTTGCCCGGCATCACGCCGAGCAGTTGGGGCGGCACCCGGTGCGCGGCCAGCACATCGTCGCGCGTCACGCTCTTGATGTTGAAGAACTCGTCCTTCGCCGCCACTTCGGCCAGCGGGATCACCTGCACCCCGTCTTTCTTGCCGTTGGGCGTGTAGAGGAACAGGTTTTTGAAGTTGCCCGGCCCTTTGCTGTCCTTCAGCGCCTGGCGCATGGCGTCGATGTCCTTCTCGTTGTGGGCGGTATCGGACAGATGCAGGATAAAGCCAGCGTGCGAGCCGTTGAGGTAGTACTTGCGCCGAAACAGCGTCGCCGACTCGTTGAGCCAGGCCGATTGCAGCGCGGCCAGATATTCCGGCACGCCGTACACCTCCTGATTGATATCGGCATCCATCAGATGCAGCACCTGGCCGGCCAGCAGCTGTTCCTGATCGTATCCCGGCACCCACCAGAAGCTGGCCAAGTCCCTGGATCGGCGGACATACTTGGCGCGCGCCGGCTTCAGCTCCATCACCCCACCCAGCCTGTTGGCCACGGCCTGCAGGTAGGCGTTGCCGAAGACCAGATAATCCATCACCCAGGCGGAAAACGCCGACCGGCTCAGCAGCCGATGCGGCTTGAAGGTGCTGGCCAGCACATTGCGCTTTACCGCCAGCGCGCTGGCGTGGTGGACGTTGGCGCGCAGGCTGCGCGCCAGACCATCCCAGCTGATCGGCGGTTCATACCAGCGCTCATTCCCCATGCACTGCAGATAGTCCATGATCTCGCGCCGATCAAGCATCGGCACCGGCTCGCCGAATGAGAACGCCAGCGGCGAGTCGCTGCCGCCGGTGGGCGCCGCCGGTTCGGCGGGCGTGAGGGAATGGTTGCGGCTATGTCGCGATTTGCCCATATCAGAAAATCTCCATAACACTGGAATTTGTGGTTGACGCGCCCTCAAGCGGTTCGTTGAAGAGGGCGTGCATTGTGGCCCACGCGAGATCCGCGTGGCTGGTTTCTTCGGAGCGTCCAGCCTGGTATGTCGCCTGCCGGCCGGAAGGTGTAAGAACTTTCTTGATGGACATGAAGCTGGCGGCGATATCGGTATGGCCGGCGTCGTACTCCAGTCGGCCATAGCCCAGCACGTTCATCGCCTTCAGCACCATCTTGGTTTTGAGCTCGACGTCGTAATCGAACGCCACGGCATCCGGCCGGAACTTCTGCACCAGTTGATAGACGGCTGAGCCCAGGCCGGTCGAGTCGATGCCGATGTACGCCACGTGGAAGCGGTCGCAGGTGTCCTTGATGAACTTGGCCTGCGCCTCATAGTCCGCGCCCTGGAACTGGTGGCGCTCCAGAATGCGGAACTTGCCGCCAGGCACGGTCGGCGGCGCCAGCACCACCAGCGCCGACTTGTCGCCGCTCTTGGCCGGGTCATAGCCCAGCCACACCGGGCGATTGCCAAACGGCCGCAAGGTGAAGGGCTTCCAATCGCTGCCCCACTCTTCAAGGCTGTCCACCATCGCCCGCTGCATCAGGTTGAAGCTGAACACCGACGCCCCATCGTCGATGAACTGGCACAGGTAGAGCTGTGCGAAAACGTCCGGCGTGTTCTTGCGGCGCAAGTACTCGATGTTGAACAGATTGCAGCCGCTGGCCTGGGCATCCTCGATTGTCACGATCTGGCGCCACAGGCCATCACCGCTGCGCGAGCCGCCGCGCAAAGCGCCGTGGCTGACGTCGATCTGCACCTGTTCGGCCGTAGGCCTGCCCCGGTTGAATTCGTCCCCTGTCCACCACTTGTACGCCTCGTGGGTCATGGTCGATGGGGTGGAAAAATAGGTGCTGCGGTATCGCTCCTGCGAGGCAATGGCCCCCGCCAGGTCGCGCAACTGGCGATAGCGCGGAATCCAGAAGAATTCGTCCAGATACAGGTTGCCGTGATAGCCCTGGGCGGTGCGCGAGTTGGTCCCCAGGAATGCCAGTTCCGCGCCGTTGGGCAAGATGATCGTCTCGCCCTTCAGATCCACGTCCGCCACCTGGGCGGCGAACTTCACGATGTAGTTGCGGAAAATCAGCGCCTGGCTTTTCGAGGCTGACAGGAATATCTGATTGCGGCCGGTGTCGATGGCGTCGATCAGCGCCTCATGGGCGAAATAATAGGTCGCGCCGATCTGGCGCGACTTCAGAATCACGCGGTCCCGTTCCGCCAGGCCGGCACGATGCCAATGCTTCTGATAGCCGAACATCCGCTCCAGAAATGCCGCCTTCAGCTGGACGGCTTGCTCCTCGCTGATCGCGTTCTTGACTGGCTGGCGCTTCGGCGCCGCGTTGCGGTTCGCCACCTTCGGATTGAGATCCGACTCATTGCCGCCATTGCGATAGCGCCGCATCCGTTCGGCGCGTTCCGCGGCGCGCATCAGGGCGTCCAGCTCTTTGTATTCGCTGTTGCCCTTCTGCTCCATGTGGATCAGCTGGGTGATGCGGGTTTCCAGCGCGCAGTCGATGCGCTCCGGCGCGCTCGCGTCATCCCATTTGTCGCGGCGCTTCCAGCTGTGCACCGTGGCGGCCTTCTCGCGCAGGTGTTCGGCAATGCGCGAAACGCGCCAGCCTTGCCAGTACAGCGCGCGCGCCAGCCGGCGCGGGTCCGCATTGGGGTCGGAGGTGGTGAGTTTGGTATCCATGCCGGCAGTCTGCCGCCTTGTTCGGCGCACTTCTCCGCCTGCCGGTTGTGCCCAATCGCCACACAACAGCCACTGCTCGACCGCACCCCGCGTGGCCGGGAATATGGGCGCATCGCCACGACCGACACCCGACCAAGGACCAAAAAACATGGCAAGCAAGGCAAAGAAATTCCGCGTCGCCACCGAGGGCGCGACCACCGACGGCCGCAACATCGAGCGCAGCTGGATCGAGCAGATGGCCGCCAACTACAACCCGAAAAAGTACGGCGCCCGCGTCAATCTGGAGCACTTCAAGGGCTTGCTGCCGGATGGCCCGTTCAAGCGCTATGGCGATGTGCTGGAACTGAGCGCGGAGAAAGTGGAAGACGGAAAGCTGGCGCTGTTCGCCGTCATCGACCCGACCGAAGACCTGGTGGCGATGGGCAAGGCGCGCCAGAAGGTCTACACGTCCATCGAGGTGGACCCGAATTTCGCCGACACCGGCGAAGCCTATCTGGTCGGCCTGGCTGTCACCGACGATCCGGCCAGCCTGGGCTGCGAGATGCTGGAATTCAGCGCCAAGGCCAAGGCCAGCCCGCTGGCTGCTCGCAAGGACAAGCCGGAAAACCTATTCACCGCCGCCATCGAATTCACCCTGGAGCTGGAAGACGACAGCGCCAGCGCTCTGTCTGGCTTCAGCGAAAAGATCAAAGCCGTAATCGGCAAGTTTTCCAAACGCCTGTCCATTGATGCCGGCGAGCTGTCCGCAGCCGTGGAAACCATCGCCGAGAGCCAGGGCGAGCTGCTGGAGCAGTTCAGCGGCATGCCGACCGCCGCCGAGTTCAAGGCGCTGGGCGAGAAATTCGGCCAGCTCAAAGCCGATCATGACGCCCTGGTCGCCAAGCTGAGCAACGAACCCGCCGGCCCGGCGCGCACGCCCGCCACCGGCGGCGCCGCCGAACACGTCACCGACTGCTGACCAGCCCTCACCCATTACCGGAGCCATACCGCATGAAAACCGAAACCCGCAATGTGTTCACCCAGCTGTTGGAGCAGATTGCCAAGCTGAACGGCGTCAGCGCCGCCGCCGTCGAAAAATCCTTCAGCGTCCAGCCGTCCATCCAGCAGAAGCTGGAAACCCGTATTCAAGAGTCGAGCGAATTCCTGTCCCGCATCAACGTCACCGGCGTGGATGAGCTGGAAGGCGAAAAGTTGGGCCTCGGCGTGTTCGGCACCATTGCCGGCCGCACCAAAGTGACGCCGACCAACCCGCGCCGCCCCCGCAATCTGGCGGACATGAACAGCCACAAGTACCGCTGCGAGTTCACCGAATTTGACACCGCGCTCCCCTATAACCAGCTGGACGCCTGGGCCAAGTTCCCGGACTTCCAGACCAAGCTGCGCGACGTCATCGTCAAGCAGCAGTCGCTGGACCGCATGATGATCGGCTTCAACGGCGTCAGCGTGGCCGAGCAAACCGACCGAGCGAAAAATCCGCTGCTGCAGGACGTCAACAAGGGCTGGCTGCAGTACTACCGCGAGAAAGCGCCGGAGCGCGTGATGGCGGAAGTGAAGAAGGGTTCCGGCAAGGTCATGATCGGAGCAAAAGATAAGGGCGGCGACTATGCCAACCTCGACGCGCTGGTGATGGATGCCGTGGCCGGCCTGATCGATCCGACCTTGGCCGGCAACCCGGAACTGGTGGTCATCCTCGGCCGCGACCTGCTGCATGACAAGTACTTCCCCATCGTCAACCAAGACAACAAGCCCAGCGAGCAGATGGCCGCGGACATGGTCATCAGCCAGAAGCGAGTCGGCGGCCTGCCGGCCGTCACCGTGCCGTTCTTCCCGGCCGGCGCGATGCTGATCACCCCGCTGTCGAACCTTTCCATCTACTACCAGAACGGAAGCCGCCGCCGCCATCTGCGCGAAGAGCCGGATTACAACCAAGCGGCCAACTACGAAAGCAATAACGAAGCCTATGTGGTGGAGCGCTACGAGGCCGGTTGCCTGGTGGAAAACATCGAACCGGTGGCGGCATGAGCCACGCCCGCGCCCACTTCCAGCGGGCCAGCGCCGCCAAGGCTTCGGCCTTGGTCGGCGACGACAGCCCGGTCAACTGCTCCGCCTACGAGCTGATGCTGGTCAAGCTGGCCGAGGATCGGCGCCAGCTCAAGCTGGTGCACTCCATGGAGCGCAAGGCGGAGGTCAAGCGCGCGGTGTTGCCGGATTACCTGCCATGGGTGGAAGGCGCGCTGCAGGCGGATAGTGGCCGGCCGGACGACGTCGTCACCACCGTCATGATGTGGAGCATCGACGCCGGCCGCTTCGACACCGCCCTGGACATCGCCGAGTACGTGCTCCGCCATAACCTGCCGCTGCCGGACAAGTTCACCCGCACGCCGGCGACGGCGATAGCTGACCAGATCGCCATCGCCGCCAAGATCGCCAGGGACGGCAAGCAATCGTTCGATGCTCGCATCCTCGTCTACACCCATGAGCTGACCAAGGGGCATGACATCCCGGATGCGGCGCGCGCCAAGCTGCACAAGGAAACCGGCTTACTCATGGCAGAAACCGACCCGGTCGCCGCGCTGGAACATCTGCGCCGCGCCCAGCAGCTTTACGACAGCGTCGGCGTGAAAAAGGACATCGAGCGCATCGAGCGCGCCATCAAGAACAGCGCCCCGCCGCCCTCTGGCGGCCAGGCGTAACCGAGCGACCCCGCGCGACTGACGGCAGGGGGTGGACGCCAGGCAATCGCCAACGGCCGAAGCCCCCTCCACCGTCACCAACAGGACACCCGCCATGATCGTCAGCACCAACGCATCCACCACCAGCGCGCCGGCGCCGGACGATGGCGAGTCCCAGGTCATCGAGACGCCGCGCTTCTGGCCGGACGTCGAGCCCGGCCACTTCCGCGCCGCCATGCGCTACGACGGCACCGTCACCACCGCCCGCCTGCGCCATGCGCTGATCGAGGCCATCGCCGCGGTCAACGGCGAGCTGTCCGGCTGGCGCATGGTCAAGATCGCCGGCGGCGCGCTGGCGCTGGCCGACCTCGACGCCGAGCAGATCGACGGCGAGTCCGTGCTGGTTCAGCGCTGGCGGCGCGCGGTCTACACCACAGCTGCCGCGGATCTGGCCGAGCGTTACCGCTCGTTCGATACCGCCGGCGCCGGCCGCCAACGCGCCGAGGATCTGGACGACACCGCCGACCAGCTGCGCGCCGATGCCCGCGCCGCCATCCGCGCCATCCTGGGCGTCGGCCGCTGCACGGTGGAGTTGATCTGATGCGCGCCATCCGCTCGTTGCAAGGGGATTCCGTCGATGCCATCGCCCATCGCGTCTACGACCAAACCCGCGGCGTGGTGGAAATGTTGCTGCAGAGCAATCCGGGGCTGGCTGCGAAAGGGCCAATCCTGCCGGCGGGAACCGTGGTCCAGCTGCCGGACCTGCCGGCCGACCCCGCCCCACGAAAACCTCATCAACCTATGGGACTAACACCATGGCAGAACCTGTAAGCAGCACCGCCACCAGCGCCACGCTGGCCACCGTCGCCGGCCTGGCGCTGGCGCCGGGCATCGACGCCGCCGTCGTGCTGGGCGCATTCGCCGGCGCGGCAGTGTTCGTGCTCAGTTCGGACAGCTTGAGCCTGGCCAAGAAGGCCGGCTTTTTTCTGGTTTCGTTCATCGCTGGCTGCCTCGCGGCCGTCAGCGTCGCCGGCGCGGTGGCGCACTGGCTTGCCGTGGCCATCAGCCCCGGCGTCTGCTCCATGCTGGCCGCCGCCCTCGCTGTCAAATTGCTGCAGTGGCTGATCAAAAGCGCAGACGATCCGGCCGCGGCCCTGCGTGGCCTGAAGGGGGCGGCAAATGATCTCCCTCGCCCATGCGGCCGTCGCTGCCCTCCTCGCCCTGGTGCTGCTGGCCTTCCAGCGTGGCGACAGCCAGCACCGGCCGTGGGCCAGCCTGCTGGCGTACCTGCTCATCGTCGCCGCCGGCGCGGTGGCGGTGCTGCGCCTGTTTGGCCGGCCGGAGCTGACCGACCTGCCTCAACTGTTCATCAACCTGGCGCTGGCCCTGGCGCTAGTCGCCCAGCGCGGCAACGTGGTGGAGCTGTACCGCAACGCCGGCCCGCGCCAGTCGCTGCTCGCCATCCTGCTGAGGAAAGAAAAATGGTTCTGAAGAAAGGCGCGCACGGCCTGGACGTGCAGACGCTGCAAAGCCGGCTCAACACCGCCGTCGCCGCCCTGGCCGCCGATGGCTGGTATGGCGACGCCACCGAGGCCGCCGTCGCCGAATTCCAGCGCCGCGCCGGCCTGGTGGTAGACGGCATCGCCGGCCCCAAAACCCTGGCCGCGCTGGCTGGCCAATCCGGACCGCGCCGGCTGGGCGATGCCGACTTGCAAGCCGCCGCCGACCGCCTGGGCATCGGCCTGTCCGTGGTCAAAGCCATCAACGCGGTGGAATCGCGCGGGTCCGGCTTCCTGCCGGATGGCCGTCCCGTCATCCTGCTGGAACGTCATGTCGCCTATCAGCGCGCCGGCGAGCATGCCGAGGCGCTGGCCGCGCAGTATCCGGCCATCTGCAACAAGGCGCGCGGCGGCTATGCCGGCGGCGCGGCCGAGTGGGCGCGCTTCGATAGCCTGCGCAGCGTCGCCGGCCAGGATGTGGCCGTCGAGTCCTGCAGCTGGGGCGCGTTCCAGATCATGGGCTATCACTGGCAGCGCCTGGGCTATGCCAGCGCGGTGGACTTCCAGCGGGCGATGATGGCGGGCGAGGACGAGCAGCTGGACGCCTTCGTCCGCTTCGTGCTGGCCGAGCCCGCGCTATTGAAGGCGCTGCAGGCCAAAAAATGGGCCGATGTCGCCCGCCTCTACAACGGCCCGGCCTACCGCGAAAACCTCTACGACGCCAAGCTGCGGGCTGCATACGAACGGGCGGAAAGGCTGGCCGCATGATCGCCGACGCCCTGCTCCCCTTCATCCGCAGCGTGCTGGCCATCCTGATCGCCGCCGCGCTGCTGGCCGGCCTCGCCATCTGGCAGCAGCGCGGCCAATTGCAGCGCCAGGCCGTAGAACTCGACGCAGCCCAGCGCGACAACGCCATGCTCGCCGAGCGCAACCGCGCCCAGGGCGAGCAGCTGGCTGCCCAGGATATCGACATCAAGCTGCAGGCCGCCGCCAGCCGCGAGCTGGCCGGCCAGCTGTCCGCCCTGTCCCGTCAACACGCCGCTGCCGCGGCGAAACTGGAGGCCGCCATCCATGCCACGCCCGCCGCTGTCGCCTGGGGTAGCGCTGCTATTCCTGGCCCTGTTGCCCGCCTGTTCGACACCACCGGCCACGCCGACGCCGCCGCCCCCGCTGCTGACCACGCGCTGCCCGGCGGTGACGGCCTGCCCGCTGCCGGCGCTGGCACCAACCAACAACGGCCAGCTGGCTGACAGCTGGCAACAGCACCGGGCGGCGCTTGAGTACTGCGCCGCGCAGATCAACAGCATCATTCAATGCCAATAACGCCATGACTGATTTTACGACCGCGCCCAGGCGCTGGAGCAGCGCCAGCGCGATGAAGCCCTCGCCCGCCAATTCGACCGCCTCGCCGCCGGCGCCAGCCTGAGCCACTGCGAGGACTGCGCCGAGCCCATCCCCAAGATGCGCCAGCGCATCGTCGCCGGCTGCACCCGCTGCGTGCAGTGCCAAGAGGATGTAGAGCGTGATCAAGCCCGCTAGCCTGCGCCAGGCGCTGGAGGCCGCGCTCCCGGAGCTGCGCGACAACCCCGACCGGCTGCAGATGCTGGTCGAGGATGGCGGCATCGCCACCGCGCCGGGCCGCCTGTCCTTCGGCTACCGCTACACCCTGAAGACGCTGATTCTCGACTACGCCGGCCATCTGGATCAGGTCATCATCCCGCTGCGCGCCTGGGTCGAGGAGAACGAACCGCCGCTGATTCAGAATGCCGAGCTGCGCGAAAAGGGCTTCCGTTTCGAGGTGGATTGGGTAAAGGTCGATACGGTGGATCTGCAAATCACCCTGCAGCTGTCCGAATCCGTTCGCGTGCAGCGCCTGCCGGATGGCAACATCCGCGCCACCCACCAGGGCGAGCCTGTGGCGGAATGGGAAGGCGCCGGCGTCACCGACTGGAAAATCATCGTGGAAGATGTGCGCGAGTGAGCATCACAAAGCTTGAGGCGGAACTGGGCGCGCTGCTGCAGAAAATGGAGCCGGCCGCCCGCCGCGGCCTGGCGCGCGACATCGCCCGCCAGCTGCGGCAGAGCCAGCAAAAGCGCATCGCCGCCCAACAAAACCCGGACGGCAGCGCATTCGCGCCGCGCAAGCCACAGCTGCGCGAGAAAAAAGGCGCACTGCGCCGCCAGATGTTCGCCAAGCTGCGCACGGCCAAGTGGTTGAGGATGGAAGCCACCGCCGCCGGCGCGGCCGTCTCATTCGTCGCCCAGGTCGAACGCATTGCCCGCGTCCACCAGTTGGGCCTGCGCGACCGCGTCAGCCGGCGCAGCCGCCGCGAGACGCAATACCCGGCGCGCGAACTGCTGGGCTTCGCCGCCACCGATATCGAAGTCATCCGCAACCAGGTACTGGCCCATCTGACCAAGTAATAACCACTGTGGCAAGGCGTAGCCACCTGGCAGACATTGGTGCATGGAGAGTAAGGTTGCCATTTACCTTGCCCTATCCATGCACCAACGTCTTACAGCAATCCACTATCCCATTGCATTAATTATAGGCAAGCTCACGACTTATTATAAAGTTTAAATAACTCTGCTATCGCGGCATCAACATTGGGACGGTGACCAATTTTCCCGCCAACGCCTTCAGAATAGCCCGTATCGCTGATTATTGTTCTCATACCTGACGCGTTAAGATAGATGCCAAATTTAGCAATTGCATAAGACTGTATTAATGCCAATGCCCCAGAACTTAATGGCGTTGCACTAGATGTTCCTGCATAGTCGTTTGCATAGTTCCGATCATTACCCGGCTTACGCTGCAATGAACCATAACCAGTGGTCACCACACTCCAATCTCCCCATGAATTAATCCGTGAGGTAGGATGGTTATAGTTTGAGAAGTAAACTCTTTCGCCACTACTATGGTAGCAGGCGCCAACAAGTGTGCCACCGCTATCGCCAAACTGGTCCATATTGCCTGCTGCCGGGCTGAGATCCAGCCCCCCATTGCCTGCGGCAAGGACCACCACCACACCTTTTCTCGTTAACGCCATAATCAAATCCCACCAGCCCCGACTATGAATGACGGGCAGTAGTTTACCACCAACATCAAATTGAATATCCAAGCTAACGACATCCCCTGGCATCGCGTCTCTAACGATTAATCCCAAATCTCCTGTGTCATAAAATAATAATCACAACCGTACGCGATACCAGTCACACCAAAGCTGTTTTTGCTGGCAGCGATGCACCCCGTAGAGGCTGTTCCATGATTACTATCCTCAGTTTCCGGCCTGCTATTCACTACAGTAATATTACCTTTCAAATCTTCATGATTGCGGTAAACACCAAAATCAAGATGCCTCACTGTGGCAGCGCGGCCAACCTCTCCCTGCTGCCAGGCTGGCAATACATTCATTCCCTTAATATTGTTGCTACCGGGCTGCAAATAGGTCTGTAGTGGCTGAAAATCAGGAGTCGTAGAGGTCTTATCAATTTTATCTGTTAGTGAGGTCGGAGAATCACGCGGAGGCAATTCCGGCGGAGGCATATCGGTGGTATCAGGCACGACGCTGCAATAGATAACATAATCAAGCTGCTCCAGCTCCTTGGCCATGCTTACCAAATCATCAAATTGACTATGAGGGTCAATATAATAAGTATTGGGAAGAATGTCGCCCAGCAGTTTATTGCTAGCCACCTTCTTATAAGTCGCCTTATCTTTTACTTTGAAAAATAAGGGCAGCCTGGTCGCAACCTCCTGCCTCAGGCGATCAACATCATTTTCATTTTCCAACTTTACTTGCAAGTAATAATGATCAATACCCTTGTATCGCGAGTAAGTTTCCTTGGTTGCCTTGGTTGTTGGCTCTACTTTCTCTTGATTCATTTTGGCGACCGGCAGAATACTTACTTCACTGGACTGAAAAGTAGTTAGCGTACCGCCTGGCGCAGTTAGGTTTACTGTAGCCATATAACGCCCGCTACTCTGACCGTTAAATACAGCAACCTCTCCGCCTGACGATGCCAATGCTTTGCCATCTTTATACAGCGTTATTTCGCACTGCTGCCCAGATGGCACCCCGACGGTTTTCACATAAACATTGCCATCAAACTCGACACTGCGATAAACATATACTTTTATGTCGCTCATTTTTTACCCCTAGGGTTGGCCACGTCTTAAACATTACCCATTGACACTGTCAGCAGGCACTTGACTTGCATTAGTTATGCTAAGCGAAGTGCCAGGATAAAAAAGCACTCCCACTTAAAACTGACCATGATGCCAGGCCCAACTCCTTATTCAGCGTGGCTTCTACAGAAAATACACATTCTCAAAATCCAGAAAGTTTTTCATCTGGGATTTAGTCGAAAACAACCTAGTAAATAAAATTCAAATGGGCAAGTCGTGAGAGTCCATCTTTGGGACAGGTCAGTGGCGGCAAAAAAGCACGGTGAAAAACACGTCGCTGATGGTGCTGGAAACCTCGCCGCTTCGCGGTTGTGCCATTGCGCCACACAACACCCACCGCGCGACACCCCCGGCCGGCCTGTGCAAACTGGCCGGCATGGAAAACTTCGCAGACCTCGCCCGCCGCATTGAATCGTTGATCCGCCTCGGCACCATCGCCGAGGTGGATCACGCCGCGCGCCGCGTGCGCGTGCAATCCGGCGGACTGACCAGCAACTGGCTGCCCTGGGGCACGCGCCGCGCCGGGCAAACCCGCGATTGGGACCCGCCCACCAGTGGCGAGCAGGTTGTCCTGCTCTGCCCCAGCGGCGACCCAGCCGGCGGCGTCGCGCTGCTGGCGCTGTACTCCGACCAGTTCGACGCGCCCAGCAGCAGCCCGGACGAGCATCTGCGCGTCTACCCGGACGGCGCCCTCATCCTCTACAACCACGCCGCCGGCGCGCTGACCGTCAGCGGCATCAAAACCGCAACTGTTCAGGCATCTGAGCGCGTCATCCTGGACGTGCCAGAAACCCTGATCACCGGCAACGTCACAATCAGCGGCCGGCTGACGGTGCTGGGCGACGTGCTGGCCAAGGCAAAGGCCACCATTTCCGGCCTGTTCAGCTACCTCGCCGGCATGGCCGGCCAGGGCGGCGCCGGCGGCGCGTCCACCACCATCACCGGCAACATCACCCACACCGCCGGCACCCTGTCGTCCAACGGCGTCAGCCTGCACGGCCACCGCCACCCGGACAGCCACGGCGGCGACACTGGAGCCCCGAAATGAGCGACTACATCGGCCTTAATCCGCATACCGGCCACGCCGTCAGCGACGGCGAGCACATTCGCCAATGCATCGACCGCATCCTGACCACGCCGCTGGGCTCGCGCGTCGAGCGCCGGCGCGTGGGCTCGCTGCTGCCGGATCTGATCGATCAGCCGCTGAACGGCAAGATCCGCATGCAGGCCATGGCCGCCAGCGTCATGGCGCTGGCAGAGCAAGAGCCACGCATCGAGCTGACCCGCGTCATGCTGGAAGTGGGCGCCGGCGAGCGGGCTGGCGCGCTGGCGATATCGGTGCACGGTCGGCGGCGCGGCAGCGGCCAGCCGCTGGAACACATCGTCGCGCTGAGGAGCTGAGATGAGCATCATCAACTTGTCCGCCCTGCCGCCGCCGGATGTCGTCGAAACCGTGGATTTCGAGGCGGTACTGGCCGATATCTGCGCCACCCTGCTGCGCGTCGCGCCGGCCGACATGCGCGCCGGCATCGCCGCCGCGCTGAAAAGCGAGCTGGAACCTGTCCAGATGCTGGCCCAGGTCGCCGCCTACCGCGAACTGCTGCTGCGTCAGCGGGTCAACGAAGCCGCCCGCGCCACGATGCTGGCGTATGCCGAGAAAACCGATCTGGACAGTCGGGCCGCCGACTACGGCGTAACGCGCCTGCTGGTGCGACCAGCAGATCCAAACGCCATCCCGCCCGTAGAAGCGGAGTATGAAAAAGACGAGCAGCTGCGATACCGCTGCCAGATGGCCATGGAGGGCCTAGCCGCCGCCGGCCCGCGCGGCGCGTACCGGTTCCATGCATTGAGCGCGTCCGCCGATGTAGCGGATGTCGCTATCGAGACCCCGGCCGGCGGCCGGGTTCGGGTGTGGGTGCTCGCCCGCGCCGGCGTGGCCGGCCAGCCGCTGCTGGACACCGTCGCCGCGGCGCTCAATGCCGAATCCATTCGCCCGCTGTGCGACACCGTGGAGGTGGCGGCCGCTACCCCGCTGGCGTTTTCCATTCAGTCATCCATCGTCTATCAGCCGGGCGGCGAGGCCGTCAGCGGCGGGCTGGAAGGGGCGCGCGCCAGGCTGGCCAAGATGCTGGCCCAGCGCCGCGCCATTGGCGGCAGCGTGCCGCGCTCAGCGATAGACGCCGCGCTGCATGTGCCGGGCGTGGACCGCGTCGCCATTCTCTCGCCTGCCTCGGACGTGTTGTGCGCGCCAGGGCAATACCCGGACTGCGCCGCGGCGGAGGTGTCCGCATCATGAGTCGCCACTTGTTGCCGCCTAACGTTACACCGCTGGAGCAGGCGCTGGCCGACGTCATGGCGCCGACGGTGGACCCGTCCGTCATCGCCACGATTGCCGACAGCGCGCACTGTCCTGCCGCCCTGCTTCCGTGGCTGGCATGGGAGCGCAGCGTCGAGCAATTCGACAGGGCGCGCACCGAAGAGCAGCAGCGGGCATTGATTCGTTCCTCTCTGGCGGTTCATCGGCAGAAGGGGACGATATCTGCCGTTCGCCAGGTGTTCCGCGACCTGGGTCTCGGCGAGGTACAGATCGATGAGGGAACGGGCGGCTATTGCTACGACGGCGCAGTGGCATTTGATGGGTTTGCCAGCTACGGCGACCCGGAAGGCTGGGCCGAATACCGCGTCCGCATCGACAAGTTGTTGAGCGTCGAGCAGGCCGACGCAGCCCGCGCGCTGCTGGACGATGTCGCGCCTGCGCGCTGCGCACTGTGGGGGCTCGATTTTTCAGGGGTCGAGCTGATTTACAACGACATGGCCGCATACGACGGCAAATACACGTATGGAGTAGCCTGATGGCGAATCTCGCAGATCCAAAGGTGCCGGGATTTCCGGCTGTCTATCAACTGGAGTTGACCGACAGGGTCAAGGCCGGCGCAGGCGGCATCGCCAATCGCCAGGCCGAACAGTTGGTCGAGCGCACCGTATTTCTGAAAAAACAGATCGACGACATCGTGTCCGGCGCCCTGGTGGCGGAATATGCCGACCGCCTCAAAAACCCGCGCAGCATCGCCATGACAGGCGATGGCAACTGGAGCGTCGCCTTCGATGGCAACGGAAACGTCAGCGGCGCGCTAACGTTGGCCAACAGCGGCGTCGCCGCTGGCGGCTACGGCATGGTGACGGTGGACGCCAAAGGCCGCGTCACGTCTGGGCGGCAGATGCAGGCGGCCGACGTGCCGGCGCTGGACTGGAGCAAGATAACCAGCGGCAAACCAACCACGCTGGCAGGCTACGGCATCGCCGATGCCTATACCAAGGCGGAAGCCGATGGGAAGGTGAATGGCAAGGCCGACAGGGCCAACTCGTTGGCCGGCTACGGCATCGCCGACGCCTATACCAAGGCGGAAGCCGATGGGAAGGTGAATGGCAAGGCCGACAGGGCCAACTCGTTGGCCGGCTACGGCATCGCCGACGCCTATACCAAGACGGAAGCCGATGGGAAGGTGAATGGCAAGGCCGACAGGGCCAACTCGTTGGCCGGCTACGGCATCGCCGACGCCTATACCAAGGCGGAAACCGATGGGAAGGTGAATGGCAAGGCCGACAGGGCCAACTCGTTGGCCGGCTACGGCATCACCGACGCCTATACCAAGGCGGAAGCCGATGGGAAGGTGAATGGCAAGGCCGACAGGGCCAACTCGTTGGCCGGCTACGGCATTAAGGATGCGGCGCTTCTGGGTGGCTCTACCAGTCAAATATTCAATGTCGCATGGGCAGTCGATCCGCAGCATGCCGTGCCATTGGCGCAAATGGAGAAGGCGCTATCGGGCAAGGCCGACAGGGCCAACTCGTTGGCCGGCTATGGTATCGCGGACGGGGTAAGCGCGACGACCTTCAATGAAGCCGTTTCACGTTTCAGCCGGCAATCAACAGAACTTGCGCCGGGTCTGTCCACCGTTTCAACTATGGCCCAGCTCGTTGATGGCGCGGATGATACGGCACACGTAACGCCTAAAAAAATCAGGTGGGGATTTCGAGCTAGTTTTACCACAAACGGTTTTATTCAATTTCCATGGTGGCTTGGCGGGTATATGCTCCAGTGGATCACAGGTGATAGCCAGTCGATAGGCCCAAATACGTATATAGTTGGACGCAAATCAAACTGGGTAACGTCGTTTACAGGCTCCTGCCTGAAAGTGATAGCCATTCCTGGGTCTATCCAATCCATTGTTGGAGTCAATGGATTTGACAATGAGGGCGTCACGCCGTACTTGGGAAACTTGGCAAGTCAGGGGAGTGTAACTGTAGTGCCTATATTTTTGGCATTGGAAATTAAGGGGGGGGGGCAAAAATGGGCTGGCTTTTTTCTAAAATAAAAATGACGTGCTATCGGACGGATATGCATAGCAATATTCCAAATGATGCTATTCCTATTTCTGATGCACAGTTTTATCTGTTTTGCAAACAGACCACATGATATGGTGTTGTCGGTTGATGAGTCTGGCATGCCCATTCTGACTCCTGCCGCATTAGCCATTGATTTGCCGACGGCCAAGTCAATCGCATTGCACGGCATTCAGGCATCCTGCCAGGCGTCCATCACTGGCGGCTTTGTCTCCGAGGCGCTTGGGCGGCCTTGCTACTATGGGTCGCAGCAAACGGATCAACTAAATCTGCAAGCCATGTTTGCAGCGAGCCAGTCAGACAGCCCTCCGGTAGATTATTACATCTACTGTAGTTCAGCGCCCATTCAAAATCCTCCGCTGATATTGCACTCGTATGTGCAGATGTTGCGAGTATTGGCTGATATGAATGCGTGGCGGACAGTACAGCAACGAAAATATGCGGAATTGGTGGATCGCGTACAGTCGGCTACAACAATCGAGGCGGTGCAGGCCATGGGCTGGGAGAGGTCGCCAGGCTAGGCCTGCTGCATGAAAAAAACCCCGCAAATGCGGGGCTTGTTCTTTGGGGCGGGCTTTACGCCGCCAGGCCGATCCGGTTGACCTCGTACCGGATCGCCGCCGCAGCAGATGCGGAGATGAACCCGATGGACGGGTCGTCGTGATGGCTGGCCAGGGTGTGGCCCAGCGAGTTCAAACAGACATAGAGATTTTCAAGCGTTTCGCGCGGCGATTGGCCGATCAGGGGATTCAATTCGATTGCGTCGGTGCGGGTGTTCATTTTTTAGCCTTATATGCGGTGCGGATAAAATTCAATCCGGGTGCAATGTTGCTACCAAATGTAAACGCAGCAAATTGGCTTAATCGCCAATGCGTTGCATAAGATCTGGCAGGAAAATATGCGCAACCAGTAGCCTACTATCAGTTTTTTCATCTGTACCGATGCGCTTAATGCCAAGTTTTGCAAGGGAATTTTCAATGTGAGCCCGCACGGTGCGCGGAGTTATCCCCAATTTCAGCGAAATACTTTTGTGGGACAGCCCGCCGGCGATAAGTAAAACTACTGACGCCTCCCGGTCGCTCAACTGTCCCAAATGCCGGGCCGTGGACTGCTCCCGCTGCTCGGCCCGATCCAGCAGCGCGCGCAGATCATCGGCCAGGCCGGCGCGCAGATGCCACGGAACATCCTGTTTTGCTATTTTGCTGATCATGTCCAACAACGCCAGCATATCGCCCCCGTCAGCCTCGGCCAGGAATTGCTGGACGAGGGCGGCGGCGGGAAATGGCATGCTGAAGGCTACGTAAAAATACTGACAATTTCATGCTAGGTTGTGGCGCGGCCTGATACAACAAGCGGGGCGCGACTTAACAAAATAGCTGCGGCAGCATGTTCGGAAACTCACCCGGAGACCGAGACATGCCCCAGGATTTCCACCACGGCGTGCGGGTTGTTGAAATCAACAACGGCACCCGTCCCATTCGTACCATCTCCACCGCCATCATCGGCATGGTCTGCACTGCGGACGATGCCGATGCCGACGCGTTCCCTCTCGACACACCGGTATTGCTCACCGACGTGGACGCCGCCATCGGCAAAGCCGGCAGCAAAGGCACGCTGAAGCAAAGCCTGGCCGCCATCTCCGCCAACGCCCGTCCGCTGGTGGTGGTGGTGCGCGTCAAGACCGGCAAGGACGATGCCGAACAAACCGGGCTCGCCATCGGCACCACCACGGCCGCCGGCAAATACACCGGCCTGCAGGCGCTGCTGACAGCTCAGCAGCGACTGAGCGTGAAGCCGCGCATTCTGGTCGCGCCCGGCCTGGATAGCCTCCCCGTCGCCACCGCGCTGGCCAGCCTGGCCGCCAAGCTGCGCGCATTCGCCTACATCGGCGCCGCGGGCTGCAAGACGCGCGAAGAGGTGGCCGCCTACCGCCAGAACTTCGGCCAGCGTGAGCTGATGGTCATCTGGCCGCAGTTCATCGCCTGGGATGGCGCTGCTGGCGCTAGCGTCGTCGTCCCGGCCACCGCCTATGCCGCCGGCCTGCGCGCCGCGCTGGACGAGTCTGTGGGCTGGCACAAGACCTTGTCGAACGTCGTTGTGCAGGGCGTCACCGGCATCAGCGCGGATGTGTTCTGGGATCTGCAAAACCCTGCCACCGATGCCGGCTATCTCAACGAAAAGGGCGTCACCACCCTGATTCGCCGCGATGGCTTCCGCTTCTGGGGCAACCGCACTTGCTCGGATGATCCGCTGTTCGCGTTCGAGAGCGCCACCCGCACCGCCCAGGTGCTGGCCGATACCATGGCCGAGGCCCACATGTGGGCAATGGACAAGCCGCTGACGCCGGTGTTGGCGCGCGAGATTCTGGATGGT